AAAGAATATCAAAAGCTTCTCTGTTTACTAAAGTTCTACTTCTCATCACCTGCATTTTAAGGTTTTAAATAATTAGATCTTATAATTAAAGGTCTATATCTTTCAATTATTTTAAAATTAATATCTATAGTATCTGGCTGTTTTCTAGAGTCAAGTAGATATAATCCACAATTTGTAAGCTTAGGATGGTTTAAAGGAGCTCCTGAGTTTATGACAATGTCAAATTTATTGTCTTTAAAATCTGTCTGTATTAAATTAATTTTACGATTAAATTTTTTGTTAATTTTTTCTAAAAAATCGTTGTATAAATTGTTAATGGACAATTGTTCTAAGGTGTCATAATTAAAACATGCAATATTTATTTTGTCTAAAAATACAGATAAAATTCCAAAACCACATCCATTATCAATTATTCTCTTATCTTTAAAAAAATCGTAGTTTTTTAATATAAAATCCAAAACTGCATAAAGTGGTGGGTAAAGTAAACAGTTGAAATAAAGGACATCTTTTCTACTTATACTATCCTGCTCCCATCTTCTTCTATATAAACCTTGATTAGTAAAGTAATTATTAGATTTTTCTCCCACATGATCTACGTATAAATCTGATATTTGTCTTAACCAATCTTTATCAAAAGTGTCTTTAAGTAAATTAAAATTTATTTCTTTATACATTTTATTTTATATGTATATATATACATTATGCTACAAAAATTAAAATTCAAGGCTGGATTTAACAAACAAGACACAGAATCAGGGGCAGAGGGTCAATGGACAGATGGTGATTTTGTCAGATTTAGATATGGATTGCCTGAAAAAATAGGTGGTTGGCTACAATTAACTTCAGGGCAAAAGACTTTGCCAGGAGTTGCTAGAGCTCAACACGCCTTTGCAAGTTTTGATGGAGAAAAATATGCTGCCATTGGTACATCTGAAGGTCTATTTTTATATTATGGTGGTGATTTTTTTGATATCACACCTTTAGATACAGCGATCACAGGAGGAACATTAACAACGGTCAATGGATCTAGAACTGTAACTATTAATAAAGGTTCACATGGTCTAGCTGTTGGAAGATACGTAACTCTCTCATCAGTTTCTGTTACAGGAGATTCGGATTTTACAGCAGCTGAACTAGAACAAGTTTATGAAATATTAACTGTTCCTGATATAGATAAATTTACAGTGCAAGCATCTCGTGCTGAAGGAGGAACTGGTATGACAGCAGCAGGATCTGTAACTGTTAATCCTTATGTTATCGTGGGACCAAGAACGCAAACAACAGGTTTTGGTTGGAGTACGTCAACATGGGGCGCGAGCACTTGGAACACACCTAGAGGCACAAGCACAGTAACTCTAGATCCAGGAAACTGGAGCCTTGATAACTTTGGTCAAGTTTTGGTTGCAACTATTTTTGATGGAGAAACTTTTACTTGGGATGCAGGTGCGTCTAATCCTAGAGCTCAAAGAGCGTCCAAGACAACAACTAATTTTCAAACTACAAATAATCCTGGAGCCACTAGATTTACACTAACTTCAGATAGAGATAGACACTTATTTCACTTTGGAACTGAAACAACTATTGGTGACACTACAACACAAGATCCAATGTTTGTAAGATTTTCTGATCAAGAAAATTTAAATCTATACACACCAACAGCTACTAACACAGCAGGTACATTTAGACTAGATACAGGTAACGAAATTAGAGCAGCACTTCAAGGTAAAGATTATGTGTTTGTCATAACTGATCTTGCAGCTTATGTTATACAATTTGTTGGTCCACCATTTACATTTAGTGTTAGACAAGTTGGTACGAATTGTGGATGCATTGGTCAACACGCAGCGGTTTTTATTAATGGTGCTGTATATTGGATGGGAGCCGAAGGTGGATTTTTTGTTTTTGACGGAACTGTTAAATCGTTACCATCACTTGTGGAGGATTTTGTATTCTCAACAGATGGAACTAATTTAGGATTAAACTTTAATTCTAGAGATATTGTATACGCAGGTGCAAATAATTTATATACAGAAGTAAATTGGTTTTATCCAAAGTCAGGATCAGAACAGATTGATAGATGTGTAACTTATAATTATCAAGAAAACATATGGACTACATCGTCTTTAGATAGAACTACATATTCAGATCAAGGAGTATTTGATGCCCCTTACGCAACCGATTATGAAGCCACATCTACACCTGTATTTCCTAGCATATTAGGAATAACCAACACTGCTGGTGCAAGTATTTACTATGAACACGAAGAAGGAACGGACCAAGTTAATAGTTCAGGTACGACAGCTATACCAGCATTTATAAGATCAGGAGATTGGGATATTACATCTAGACGAAGCGCCTTGGGTCAAGCAACAGGGGTTGTAGATTACAGAGGTGATGGTGAATTTTTTATGGCTGTAAGAAGATTCATTCCTGATTTTAAATATCAAACAGGTAATGCTAAAGTAACTATATTTGTTAGTGCTTATCCTGATGACGTAGCTGTAAGCTCACCATTAGGTCCCTTTACAATAACATCGACCACTGATAAAGTTGATACTAGAGCTCGAGGAAGATTAGTATCAATTAAAATAGAAAATGATTCTACGGGTGAGTCATGGAGATACGGAACTTTTAGACTGGATGCACAACCGGACGGTAGAAGATAATGATAGATATAGGAGACATACGTAGATTTGAACAAGTTTTAAGAGATAGACAGTTTGCTCCTCAAAATCTTGGTATCATGAACACCAATCAAGCTGCTATGTTTTCAGATGATGCGGGTCTTGATGAAGAATATTATGAAAATTTTGCAGAGGTGGCTCAACCGGGTTTTAATTTAGGTTTTGCAAAACAATTAGGCTCAGGTCTTTTAGGTTTAGTTACTCAAAATCCTCTCGCTGGTCTTATAGGTAGAGGCATAACTGCCTTAGGAGGCAGATTTGGTAGTCCAGGAGTACGAGGAGGTGTTAGCTTAAGAGGTGATTCAATGTTCGATACTTTTGGAAGATCAACGAGTTTTGCAGACTTTGCACAAAGAGTGAGAGACAAAAGAGCTAGAGAAGCAGCTGCAGCAAGAGGATCTGTTAAAGATCTTCAAGGTAGAATTGATAGAGGAGATTTTGATGGTGGTGGTAAAGATGATGCTCCAGGTGGCGCAGCTTCTAATCAAGATGCATCCAGAGGAGGACAGTACGAAAGATAATGGCTAAGATAACTAATTACATACCAGAACCAAAACCAGAATACGATGCAGAAAATCAAAGACAAATATTAGAGTCCTTGACTACTTTACAAAATCAGTTAAATTTTTCTTTTCAACAAGATTTAAAAAACGAACAGGACGCATTTAATTACTTTTTATCATGAGTATAAATTATAAAAACGCGAGTGTCATATTAGCTACTACAAATATGACCACAGTTTTAAGCATACCAGTTACAGCCGTAGCAATTGTAAAATCTGTATACATATCTAATAATAGCACAGGAGCTGTGAAGGTTAATTGTGATCTTAGAGATAGCTCAGCTAGCACAGATATAGAATTTTTTAGAAAAGACATACCAGCAACGAGTAGTGTAAATGCAACTGAACAAGGCTTGAATTTAGAAGTAGGAGATGCTATAAAAGCTCAAGCAGAAACTGCAAATAAACTAGAAGTAGTTGTCAGTTATGCTTTAATAAATAGAGAGAATGAAAACGGATAATTTACCAAAGATCGATTGTACAACTATAGTAACATATAGAAATACAAAGACTGGAGAAACATATAAAGAAAAGAAAGAAGGACCTGATATTGTCCAAGATATTACAGTGCAGGTTACTAATAAAGGTCTAGAAGTATTTCAGAAAGTAATGAATGACACAAAAAAACCAAAACCCTAAGGGCGGAACAGAATTACAATTCGACTATTTAAGAAAACATGTCGATAAAAATTTATTAGATCAAGTACAAATTTGTACTTCGGTCCCAGAAAAGATACCATTACATCCCACAAAACCAAATATACTTTGGCAAAAAAATTCTTATGATCAGCCTAACTTAGCTCCCTGGTTTAGTAATCCGGCTAATCATAATAAATACGACTGGTATGTTTTTAATTCACATTGGTGTTATGAAAAATATAGATATCATTTTAATATACCCACTAATAGATGTGTAGTTATTAAAAATGGTATTGATAAGATAGAACAGTCTAGACCTTATCAAGAAGGTCAACCTATAAAGATAATACATCAAAATACACCTTGGCGTGGTTTATCTATATTGTTAGGTGCAATGCAATTGGTAAAAAATCCTTTGGTTACTTTAGACGTGTATTCATCTACAGAAGTTTATGGTAAAGAATTTTACGATCGAAATGATCATGAGTACAAAGAGCTTTACGAACAAGCTAAAGCATTACCAAATGTAAATTATATCGGATACAAGTCTAATCAATACATAAAAGATAATTTAAAAAATTATCACATGTATGCTTATCCTAGTATTTTTGAAGAAACGTTTTGCATATCTTTACTTGAGTGTATGGCTGCAGGTTTATATTGTATTGTAAATGATTTTGGTGCTTTATATGAAACAGGTGCTGAGTTTCCTATGTATATTCCCTATGATGCTAATCATAGAGCTATGGCACAAAAGTTTGGTTTTGGTATAGAACAAGCATCACATACATTACATCAAAAACAAATACATGATCATTTAGGTTCTCAATCTAGATACGCACATATTTATTACAATTGGAATAAGATTGCTATGCAATGGACAACATTTTTGAAA